ACATCCGCTTATAACTTTATGAAACAATGGGGTGGTGTTGGCAGTGCTTATAAAGATGAGGTATATATTGACAATGACTTTAACCTATTCCAACTTGACCATCCACAGACAAAACAGATGATTGAGTTGTATGGAGATGGGCTTGCCTACGATATTCAGAAATGGATTCGGAGAAAGTTTTATGGCAAACGAATCGGCAAGCGTTTTATCATTGAGCAGTTTGCCAAGTTTTATGAAAGGAACAAAAAATGATGTATGATACTTTTGAAAGCGTGCGAGCAGTAATTATTTTTATAATTGTTTGCTTGATACTCTTGGGGGCTTGTTTTTGGCTTGATGAGGCGCAAGAAAAAGAGTTGAGAGAGTGCTTTTATATGGAAAACAGAACGAAAGAGTGTGAATATCTGTTATTCAAGGCACAATCTAGGGGTAATTCATTGAGTAATGGCGTATTGACTGGTATGATTATCGGCGGTGCGATTGGAAGGAGATAAAAATGAAACGAATTGAACGCATACAACAAAAGATTGCTCATCTTGCCGAGAAAAAGCAAACGCTGACAGGTAAGAAACGCAGATGGTGTGGCTACCAGTTGAGCAAACAAATCAGCCGATTGAACTTTTTGTTGAAACTTGAACAATGGGGTGTTGCCCTTATGATATTCGGTTTTGTCTGTATTCACTACGAAACAGACGGTGCTTTTGCCAAAGATATGTGGGTTTATAAATGCTATGATGAACAGGTTGTCTGCTTCTTTGAGATGAACGCCGGCGGTGTATCGTGTTTGAAAAGGGAGGACTTGGAACAATGACTTGGGAAGAACTTGAACATAAGGCATTAAAGATTGGGTGTAAAATACACTCTTCAATATGGCTTGAACTTGGTAAAAACTTTTTGGTGTTCAAAGAAAATGGCGTTGTAGAATCGGTAGATATTAATTTGATGACAACGAAATTATCCGCAAATCGTTCTTACGACCAAATGTGGAAAATTATGGAGGCGTTGAAATGAAAAAGATAACGATTTATGAGTTCTTGGAAAGAAATGCTGATATTATGAATGCAGAATATGTTGCGTATGACCCGATTTTTGGTTGGTTAACATTTTGGAAAGAACCTAGTTTTAGAACACCAAAGATAGGTTGGTGTGGAGGGATTTGTCTTAAAGACAATTTTAACATAGCTCCCTTTGACGGTTCTTGGAAAGATAGTCTAATCAGGGTTGAACATAAGGAGGAATAATGACTAAAACACTAACAGAACAATGGCGCGAGAGAACACTTGAAAGTGGTGTGTATTATGTTTTGCTTACTGATAATGGTTCTGCCATTGTTTTTTGCGAAGATGGTTCTTTATATGATGACCCATACGAAGAATACGAATCAAAAGATATAAAAGAAGTCCTAGCACCTGTGCCTAGTTGTGAGGAGTGGAAACGCTTGCAGGAACAACTAAACGAGGCAAACGATGTTATCAAAAGATACAAAAGATTTGAAACCGCATCAAAGATTGAAAATGGTGTTCTTGTTGGCGTGTATCCAGCTTGGGATTATCTAAAAAAGTGGGGTGTAAAATGGCCTGTTTTCGTATGCCAGACGGACAGACCGTTAAAAAATACTGTGAGGAACACGGATTGTCTTATCAAAATGTGTGGCGTAGGTTGGATTGTGGCAAATCCCTTGAAGAAGCATTTGCTTATAAACAGGACAGACCACACAGGAAACTATTTGTCGGCAGAAAAAGATTAAACGTGTTCTGTGGTGGCTCAAAGACCAAAAAATACAGGAGAATATCAAACTATATGTATCGTGGTATGAGCTTAAAAGAGGCGGTTATCAGAGAGGAAACAACCTATGGCGAATAATGTAAAGTATGGAGATTTGGTTGTGTATTCCCCTAGCAGAAACAGAGTGGCTATCGGTATAGTCTGCTCACAGGATGCACTTACAGGTAAATACCGTATTGTTCCTGTCGGTCATAAGAACAATGCTGTCAAGCGTGATGTTGCTGACCTGCTCACACTTGATAAAATAAAAATGGTCAAAGAAACATTGGGAAAATAACTATGGCAATTACAATATATGGTGAACTGTATTCATTGAAAAACGGCAAACGAATCGTCAAACACGGACAGAGATTTGCACTTATTCCAAAAGCAAAGGTGCTGACGGAACGAGATGCACTCTTAAATCAGCTAAAAGATAGGAAAAATGAGTGGCTTGCCCTGTCTTATGGCAAGCAATACCCCTTACAAGTGGTGTTCAAAATCTACCGCAAATCAAAACGGAGATTTGATTACATCAACATCATACAACAGCTGTGTGATTGTATGGTAAAAGCCGGTTGGATTGAAGACGACAATGCCAACATCCTTATACCCGTCTTTGATAAATACGAGGTGGACAAAGATAATCCTAGAACTGATATTGAATTATTATAAAAAAGTTGTTGACAATAGAAAAAAATATAACTATACTGATAATGTGTTTAACAAAAGAAAGGTGATAAAATGAATAATGTAGAGATTACAGGCGGTATATATAACTTAAAACGAATCGAAACATCTAGTGGCAAACCTATAAGTCTGTTCGGCTTGCGTATCTATGCAGGCAAAGACAAAGATGGCAAAGCAAAGTATGGCTTTATTGATTGCAAATACTATGGCGAATTGCCCACAGCAGATAAAGAATTAAAGGACATCAAAGGTCGGTTGTCTGTCAATACTTGGACAAAGGATGGCAAGACAGGTTCAAGACCGGAAATTATTGTTGACAGTATTGAACCGTCAAAGATGTTCGCAGACAAGAAACAAGATTTTGATTTTTAAGGAGATTACAATGTTTGGAAGTAGAACACCCACAGAAGAAGAAAAGAAAACATCAGCTGAATACAGAGCAAAGCGGAAGGCACATTTCATCAGCTTAAACCTTATGTCAAAACTCACTGGGTATAGCTTTAACTATCTTGTCCAGATAGAATGTGGTGTTGCACCGGCATCCATCGGCTTTGTAAAAGAGTATGACAGGGTAATTGAATACATTGAAAATGGCTGTCAAACCAACCCCGACAAAAGAAAACGAAAAAAATTAAAAAAAAGTATTGACATTAAAACAGAATAATGGTTTAATGTAATTGTTGTTAAAACGAATCGTCTTGAAAGGAGATTAAACAATGAAAGAAACACTTACAGAATACTTGGACAAAGAGTTCAAACACAGACCACAGCTCAAAGAGGCATTTGAAGGTCTTATCTATGAGATGTTGGACAACCTAGACTATTGGTGGACAGAGGAAGCCAAAAAGTCTGAAATAAGAAAGAACAAAGAGTATGATGGCTCTTGGGAATATTATGAACACGATTCGGACAAGTTCCGTCAAGAGTTTGCTCAAATGAAACCCGAAACTTTTATGTGGTTGCTTATGAAAGAGATAAACTTTACAGACTGTCTGAAAGAGGTTGTTGAATCATACGCAGAAGAAACAGACCTGCCGGATGATGCAGGTTGTGAATACGAACCAGACTTTGATGATGTGGGGGATTAAGATGACTTACACTTGCACCGAAATAGAGAATATGAATATGTTGACTGACGGTATATACGAAGCCAGCAGAGATTTCATCGTAAAGGGCGTTGACGATGAAGATTGGTATATGGAATGGGATGAGTTCCACAAAGCACATCCGACCATAGCTCAATGGCAATATGACGCTAAACAAAAAGAAATACAAGAAATGTAATGAAAGGAAAACAAACAATGAAAACACTTGTACAAAAACTTATCAAAATACAATCCGAATTAAAAGCACCAAAGAACCAGAGGAATAACTTTGGCGGTTATAACTATCGGTCTTGTGAAGACATCTTGGAAGCAGTTAAGCCGTTGCTTGCCCAACAGGGTGTTCTTCTGAATATCTCTGATGAGCTTGTGTTTGTCGGCAATAGATACTATATCAAAGCAACAGCAACTATCACAGACGGAGAGAACGGCATTAGCAATTCCGCCCTAGCTCGTGAACAGGAAACGAAAAAGGGTATGGATGAAAGCCAAATCACAGGTGCCGCTTCTTCCTATGCTCGTAAGTATGCTCTGAACGGTCTGCTCTGCATTGACGATACAAAAGATGCGGATGCCACCAACACACACGGCAAAGAAGAAAAACCACAACCTATTCAAGACGACAGATACAGTAAAGAAAATCTGTTGAAAGCATTTGATAGTTGTGTTGCGTCTATGAATAAGCACGGAGAATATGCAGAGGGAGAAGCCGATTATGAAAAGGTCAGCACGTTTGCCGACACTCTGTTCCGTCACGGCTTAAAAGAAGAAGCTATGGAAGTCAGAGCTTTACTTGACAAAAAAACTAAAAAAGATACAATACCATATTAAAGAAAGGAGAATAAACTATGTCTATGAACTTAACACATTATGAAAGAATCTTAATGCACCTGCTTGATAACGGCTCTATCACTAGTTTGGAAGCCATTAAAGAATATGGCAATACCCGTCTGTCCGCCACCATCTTTGAGCTTCGCAAACGTGGTTATGACATCAAGTCTGAAACAGAATACAGCCGAAACAGATACGACCAACCTGTGCATTACACAAGATACAAACTCGTTGAAAGGGAAAGATAATGATTATACCGTGCTTGTTGAAACGTAAAGACATACTCGCTTACAGATGTTATCTTCGCAAGAAGTCATTAAAGGAACAATACAAGTTCCTGCAAGAACAACACAAAGCAAGCAAGAAAGTCAAACAATTACTTGACCTAGAAACCTGCAAGCTGGATTCCCTGCTCGGCAAACGTGTCAGATGGTCTGATAAAATGATTACCCTGTGGCACGAATGCACTTTCCCTAACGCAACAGTCGGTAGCCAACTGCTCAAACTCAAAGAAGAAATTATGGAAGCATACAAAAACTTTGATGATATTAGCGAATTGGCTGACGTTTATATCGTGGCTGTCGTCTTGCGTGACAGATACAAAATTGATGCCGGAGATGATGTGTTGCATAATATCATAAAATCAAGTAAAAAGAAAGATATATTTTCAGCTGTGGATGAAAAAATGGCTATCAATTTAAGACGCGATTTTAAGTTTGTGAATGGAGTGTACCACCACTGACAGAATACCACACCATCCTTTCAAGCGGCAAGTTGTTGTGTCGGGATGTCGGGCTGCGTGGTGTGGTTAGTTTATTTCGTAGCTCGGCAGTCAACAACAGGTGGGGTGTGTCAACCTCCTCGTTTCCTTAACATCACACCCCACTTCCTCCTTTTGTTGATAGACAGGTAGAGGCCGGATTTCTCCGACCTCTATTTGTATCAACATAGAAGGAATATAATGAAAAAAGTACTTTTGGTACGTCAATTATATTACAAGACGATTCGTTTCGTGTCAAGCACTATTTTGCTCTGAACTTGAATTGTGTATCACCAGCACTTGAATAGAATACATTGTTGAGTGTATCAAGCAAGCCGGCTTTACCATTACGAACTATCGGCTTCATATCTCGCACCAACGTCAAGTCGCTTAAACTTGAACCGCTATAAATCTGCACCTTACCAAGCAAGCCATAAGTCTGATATTGATAGCCATTACTGTTGGTCGTGCTTATCATCAAAGGATAACCAAGTGTGGCATAGCCAGATATAGAGCTGTGCTGACGTGTACCTGTTGATGTACTCATACCATAAGCAACATTGTAATAGGTCTGTGTGCTTTGTTTTGAATTGATACGGATGGTCGCAATAACTCTCGTTCCCTCTTTGACAGCAGGCACTAGGTCTGTATTACCATCTCTGTAATTCTTTGTGCTTTGATTGATGCCGATAGCACCACCAGCATTCCACCCAGAGAAACGAATTTGCCCAATAGGCATAACATTGATGTCTTGTATAATCTTGTAGGCATTAGAATAACTAAACGTCACACCTGTCTGTATGTATGCTGATTGAGAACCTGTCAAGTGTGTATTGTCAAGTTGGTCTATCTCTAAATCAGAATGCTTGAATGTTCCTGTGCCGGCATTGTCATATATCTTATGGTACACCTTATCAAAGGCACAACATACACAATCTCCGTCTATCATAGGCACTAGGTCACGTCTATATTCTCCCTGCCATTTGATATAAGCACCATACCACCGCCACGCTTTGTATGCAGACGAACCATTTGCTCTCAATATCCACAGATTACCGCTTGTTGAAAACTCGTCAACATCTCCAAAGGCGAGCTTCTGTACACCATCTTGATAAAATCCTGTCTTGTTGGACATAAACGTTGACTTCTGCCCTACAGACGACCAGAACACCTCATCCGTCTGGCTCGTTGACCTTTGATTACCAAACACAGACACACCACCCCTATTCGTGCTGTTGTTGATATTCAATGTCAAACTCTTTGGCTGGCCTGATACCAACCGACCACCGACCTGTGCATACAACTCCGCATCCGACCTGCTCTCCGCTGTAATAGACAACTCTGTATCTTGGTCACCTGTAAATCCTGTATCAAAGTATTCTTCGCCATCGCCAAGTGTTTCCAAATAGTCAACCAAGTGTATCTGCCGACCGACAGTAAATGTTCCTGTACCGCCATTGTAGAGTAGTCTATTTCTTGCTCTGTCATAGAAGCAGGGCTTCATATCCCAATCAAGAACAGGCACTAGGTCTATCTTACCACTCGTTGCAGACACACCATAGAAAGCCCTAATCTTAACCACCCCACGTTCCTCAATGTTTCCATCGTTGTTAGAGCCGAACAATGTCAATGGATTAGTCTGCGTATAAGTACCGCTGAAAGATGTGTCTGTATATGTTGGCACTTTGTCTATCCACACGCTACCCTTATTATCTGCAACCTTTACCCTTATCAGTTTATCGCCACTCAAACTGCCGAGCTGAAACGGAGTCGCTGACGAATTAGATTGTGCTATTGTAAAAGCCATTAAACCTGTATTGTTGTTCCAATAGAACAGACCATTACGAGTATTGCTGTTTCTTGCACCCGCTATCGTCTGACTTGCGGAAGATGGTGTGGCAAAGCTGATAGTCATATCATAGTCAGAACCCTGTACCCAATCGGTATTGATGTAGCAATAGCCATCACTTTCCAGATACTCAACCTCGCAGTAGTAAGGTCGCTTATGCTGTCCGCCAAGTCTGTTTAGGTTATATGGTAATACCATCTATTCCCCCTACGGAGTTGTCCACCAAGTCGACAAAGAGCCAACCCAAGTCGCACCACCATCAAAAGATTGGAAAGCAAACATATAGGTCTTACCACCCTGTGATGTGTTCGGTGTCGTGTCTTCAACCCAAGTGACTGTGTTGTTGGTCGTAAAGTCTAAACTGACAACAGGCGATGGCATACTTACCAACAGATTAAAATACACACACGGACTGTCTGTCGTCTGTGTCAATGCAGATGTGCTGAATGTGTATGCTGTATTTTCTGTCGGCTCACTCTTATACATTACACAGCCCTCACTCAAATTGACAGAGCCACCACTGACTTCCAACATATTGTCATACATTGACCGAGCAGATACAGAAGCTACATCATCAATGTTGCTTGGGCTTAAATACTTGTTTGTTGCCGTCTTATTTGAGATATGACCAGCACCTGCAACATCCGTGTACTTCACATAACCGGACAAATCTAACTCTGTTGTACCCAGCTTCTCCCAATCGTATGTATCGTCACTTTGAATAGCCCAAATATATTCGTCATATATGTTCTTTGTTTGTGGCACATCCACAGGCACAAGATAAAGCACGTACGGCTCTCCTGTTGTCGGAAGGGTATCTACCCTACGCAACTGAATGTTGTGTATCTCTGGCTTGTTTTTGATGAAATCTACGGCATTCTTATTTGTCTGATTCCAATCGGCTTGTGCGGTCACACCACCACGACCGCCACTACCTATACCAAACCCCCATCCCTTTGCAGTATCTGGCAATTTTATTGGGGATGGTGTCTTTAATCCGCCATCATTCTTAAAGACTAACGTGTTTGTTTTGGTATCATATTCTATCCAAGATGATACACCATTCTTTCCGTCTTTACCATCCTTACCATCACGACCATCAAGACCGTTCTTACCATCTACACCATCACGACCATCTTTACCATCCTGTCCACGTTCTCCGTCTTTGCCATCACGACCATTGATTTGCACAACCAAAGCGGGGTCAATCAGCACACTCTCCATATTGTCTGCAACTATTCTTACCATCTTATAATCTCCCGAACACAACAAACACTTGATTGATAACGGTATCTACATCTTCCCCATTGTTAGAGATGATGTCAACATAGAACGGATGTTCGCCAATGCCAATGTTCTCAATGTCTTCTCTTGTGAGTTTAATAATAGCTTCCGTCTGTCCGTTGATGTCAAACTCTTTCTTTAATTCGTTGTCGCCATCAACACAGAACACAAGCTTTCCACTTTTCTTCGGCAGGTCTTTAATGCTGAATACAGCACTATTACCCATAATTGTAAATAGGTTTCCCTGATTATCTGTCTTTATCATTTTAGCACCTCTGCCGAGATTATACAGATTTTATTTTAATAAGTCAAACAGAAAAAAGCCACCCAAACGAGTGGCTCTTATCTTATTTCTTCTTGACGACTTTCTCTAACTTCGCTTTGTTTTCGGGTGTGTTCACAACAGACAGCCAATCAGCCACCTTTACAACCTTACCCATAATCGTATCGTCTTTAGTTGTCGGTGTCAATTTCACAATACCTGTGCAGGTCGTGACCGCCAAACCAATCCAAGAGAATATACTTTCCCAATGCTCTAAAATCCAATCAAACATAATCTACCCTTTCATTTAAGTTCAAAGTGGGGTTTATCAGAGATGCTTTTGAAATTACCACCCCAAGTAATCTCAATACCCAACCTTCCGGCACACCACATAGCATTCAATGCCATCTCTTGCCAGCGCGCGTCTTGTCCGTTCCAATCCACTGGGTAAGGAACAATATCAATCGCTTTACTTGGGAAAATGTTATGCTTACTCTCACCAAACCTAGCATTACTTTTCCCACTTTTGTATGCTTCATTCTGCTCTTTCTCTGTTCTGTATCCACATAAAATTGATAGGTCAAATGGTGACCTTTCCAACATCATATTTGCTAAATCTTTCAATCTCTTGTCGCAGGTTGATAGTCTTTCTAACGACTTATTACCCCACTTATATTTCATTTGCTAGACCTTTTCGGTAGTCTGTCCATTATTAAACGACTTAAATTGTCAATCTTGTCTTCTAGTCTGACAAATTCTTCTCTTGATGCGTATTTCTCTGCAACCTCTTTCTTGTAATCAGCAAGCTCTTTCTTTACTGAAGATATTTCCTTAAACAAAAAGCCAATGATTGGCACGACCAAAACACTTATTAGCTGTATAATCGCATCAAAACTCATCTTTATTACCTTTTTCATACACCCCCCCTGTAGGGGGCTATCTCATTATATTAACAAGATAACCCCCTTTTTATCGGTTGTCAACAAAAAAATTAGTACACTTCGTCTGACTTCTCGGCATAATACTTGTGGGCTTTCGCAATTCCCTTTTCGGTCATAGCTAAATCCTTCATAATATCAGCCAATTCTCCCATCTCACACAGAGTCCACGCACTCTTTTCACGAGCCATTTTCTCTATCTTGTCCATCATCATACGGACACCAGAATGGAAGTCGTCATAAAGCTTCTTTCTTTCTTCGGTTGTCATTAGTCACCTTCCGTTTCAGTCGTCTTTGCAACGGCATCAGCAGACATCGCATAAGCAATGTTTGTCGGGGTATCTAACAATATCACATAGGGAGTCCCTGTATTAGGTACAACATAACGACCTAAATATCTACGTCTTGGACATAACCTGTCCGTAGTGATAGGTAAAGCATATCTATTTAACAAATTGACCGTAGAACCATTTATGGTCATTGTATAGTCAACAGGTGCGCCTGTTATAACATTGTTAGGGTTGACACAGAGAACCAACACAAACGGGTCTAAATTAGAAATGTTTGTGCTGTTGGTCACCGTCAATAAGCCGGCATCCGTTAGAGATGTCGCCTTATGAATATATGGATTGCAATTACAATTCATTTCTATCTCCTAGAAACCGCATCCACATCCACCGCAGAACGGAGAAGGTCCTGCATTGTATGTCCAAGCTTGCGGATAACGAACAACATTCTGGGTAGCTTGCGCCAACTGCAATTCTGAAACTTTGCTTTCCAAAGCTTCAATCTTGTTTTGAGCCATAGCTTCCAAAATCTTGTTTGTGTTCTGGGCATTCTCAAACTTCACACTGTCAATGGCGCGCAAAGTATTGCAGCAACATTGATTTTCGTTTGCGATGCTCTGCTGAATAGCCGAAGCAACACCCAACACATCTCTGTCAAGCTCGGTGTATTTGTCGCCAACATAACCGACTAAATCGTGGAATACTTGATTGGTTGCAGCAACAGTCTGTGCTGTACCGCCTGTAATCGCACCCAAGATTTCACGTTGGTTAGCCATAGAGTTTTGGTTGTCAAAGCCACGTTGCACTTCATTGGAAGTTGCCGCTTGACCATAACCGCCAAAGCCACCAAATCCACCAGACATTAAGAAAAACAGAATGACTAACAAGCCAATTCCGCCAATTCCAAGCATATTTTCATCTGCCATAGTTTTTACTCCTATTAGATTAAACACTCACCTTTCGGGAACTTCACCTTTCGGGATTAAATCTTGCCATTCAAAAGAGTTTCCACCATATTCCTGTCAAACCCTCTTGATTGTGCATAGTTGAGTAATGTTTCTTTCTGTTGTGCAGGTGTCTTTCCTGCCATCATTTGGTTGTATTGTTGCATTAAGGGATGATTATTTAGCTTGCCCGAAGCCAACATTTGCATTCCCATTTGTAGCATTTGCGGTGTGATTTGAAACATCTGTGTCTCCTCTGTCTAACTTGCTTTCTAACTTGTCTATCCGTTCCATAATCTTGGCAAAGTCGTTCTTCTCTTGCTCGCCTGTGATTAGTGAATATGTACTGAAATCTATAAGTCCGGCATTTGTCATCTGCCTTAAATAAATCTCTTTCTTTTCTTTGTTTATGCCTATATACATAACATTCAAGACAGGTTGTATTTGTTCCATATCCTTTGCAGAATTGACAAAGTAGGTCTGTGCCTGTGTCGGCATAGTCTGTGTTATGTTTTGAATTGTAGAGGGCTGATTATAAGCATCCTGTCTAAATTGCCCATACGGATTATAGTTATACATTTTTACCCCTTTCTGTTCCAATGGGGGAGAGAGTGGCCTGCCCTCTCCCTAACAGCGTAGCGTTGGGTTTTAGTCCAATTATCACTCGCCATCTGTTCACACTCTAACAGATAGTCGTATGTATTTGTATGGTATAAATTATGAACTAGATATTTATAAGTTTATCAATGACTTGCTTGTGTAATCTGAACACGTAGCGTATATCAACGTTCATATCTATAGCTATTGCCTCAAACTTTTTGTTGTTGATATATCTGGCAATCATAACACGTTTAGCATTAGAGTTGTCTGTAATCTCATCTATCAGCTCTCTGAAAAAGAAAGGAAACCTCTTTGCAGTTCTGCGAAGATAGTGATGTGTCAGCCAAAAACGAACAAGCTGGTCTTTCATTCTGCTTTGCCAAGCTCTTTTAATTGCTCTTTCTTAAAATACGTCATAGCGTCTTTGAAAGAATTGAACGTCATAACACCCCGCGGTGCTTTCTGCTTGCGAATAACAACAGCAAGATTCTTCGGCCCATTTCCGTGTAATGCCGGCATTGTTATCTTTTGATACATTCTCATTTATTTATCTCCTGCGAATTATTATTGCCCTCTATACCCTGTGTTATGGTAGATACACTATTGAACGAACAATAAATATATAATCCAAACAAGATACAAACCGCCAAGAAAGACAATGTAGAATATGCGCTTAACAAAATAAAGGAGACTCTCTCTTGGCGGAACTTGTCAACGGCTTTCATTTGCTCGCCTTTCGTTTCTGTGACAGAGCAATGGCAACCGCCTGTTTCTGCGGTCTGCCACTACGTATCAACTCTTTGATGTTTCTTGCAACAACTTGCTTGCTTGTTCCCTTTTCTAACGGCATTGTTAAATCCTTGATAAGAAACCAACTTGGTCGTTTGCTAACAAGCTATATCCATAAGCTGTCAAATGGAAATCATTCGGCTTGCAAACAATACTATAGTTAAATCCATTCATCATTGAGTCGCTGTATTGGTCTAGACAGGGCAGTGAGTAATAGTCGCACATTTCCTTTTGCGCCTCGGCGTGTTCTCTCAATGTGTTCGTGTGTGTAGATACCTCGCCACGACCTTCTTCGTTGCCCTGTGTTTGTGTCAAGTGCGGAGATGATGTAAACAAGCACACCTTTGCATACGGATTCTTCAGATAGCATTGACGGACAACCTCTTTGAAGTTCGCCCAACAGGTCGTATCTGTGCCATACACATCGTCTTTGTCGCCAATGGGTATGTTGTTTGAATAGTCATTCGTTGAACACCAAATCACGTATATGTCGTGGACTCCGGCATTTGTCGCTTGATACACAAAGTTTTGCTCGCCTCTTACAAATCCTGTACCACCTACGGCATAGGTCGTGTAGCTGACACCCAGCTTTTCAACCCAAGTCTGGAATGCTTGTTTTGCATTACTCTCTACCGCAAAAGAGCCACCAAATACACCAATTGACAATCCTTTTTTGTTCCCAACAACACCTGCAGGAAGCCATTTCGTTGCACCATTCTGGTCGTATGTTAGGACATCCCCCTTCGTTCCTACGGTTGTCGGCATAGCATACCAACTAATTGTCGGTACACCATAAATCATATCGCTTGTCGTATCAACGTGCGTATAACGGACATATTTATAAGAACTGCTATACGGAATGAATATGTCTATCTTCTTGTTAGAAGCCGTTTCATAGCCGAGATTTGCCTTGTTGTATGCTTGAACGTTATTCTTACTTGCATCGTATAAAGCAAATCCTGCATACACCTCTCCATTGGGAATAAACACTTCCTTTAACAGAATACCCTCTTTGGGTATTTCAATATACGGAGAAACATTGCGTGATGTTGATGTCTTGTCATCACCATCTGGGTAGCCAATCAAACCTGCTTGTGCACCTGTGACTGTCGTATAGGTGTATGTTCCTTCCATAGACATATTGGAATATGGGAATATACCGCCCATATCTGCGATAGAAACAGCGGTGTTATCTTCCACATCTACAACAGAATAGGTCGGTTTCGTTGCTAAATTCGTGCAGAAACGGACATATTTGCCGTCTATGCTAGATTGAATTATAGCATCACCGACATCATTATTCTTCAAGCTCGTCTTTGTCAATGCACGCACAAAGTTCTTACTTGCGTCATACAAGACAATGCCTGCATAGGTCACGTCTGTCGGTGCATATACATTGTGCAAAACAATATAGTCGCCTGTAATCTCAATGTAATCAGAGCTATAGGTTGTTATCGTCAAACCTGCTTCCGTTCCATCGGCTGTCAACAGATAATCCAATACAGCATTGTTGTCGGTATAGTCTGTCGTTGTAGAGCTTGGCATATATACAGAGCCAGAAGCCCTAACTGCAGGTGTATAACCGAGAGCATTTTCTATATTCGTATCAGTGATTGCGTGCGGTTCTGCTTGCTTTATTTCAGATACATAACGTCTGCCCTGATAGTTTTCTACCTTTATATCACACAGATGGCAACCATCATATCTTTCCCAACCTGTATCTGGTTTATAAGAATTGATAATGTTATCTTTATTGAAATAATAACAACTATAATGGACAGGATTATTCGGTTTTGAATCCACCTCACGATAACCGTTAGCGAAATCTGTCAAGCCACCAGATGTATTCATCATAACAGCTCTGTTTTTGCTCTCGCTTGTTGCTTTATAATAGTTTATCCCAGATGTCGTCACAGATGTGGAAGCAAACGAACCATCATCAGCAATACCTTGTGGAGATAAGAATTGAACGCCCGGCAATACAAACACACCATTGCCCATAAATCCACATCCATTGAATACTGTGTCTATTTTATTAATAGCATTTCTTTCAACGGTTATCACAGCGATAGGTAAAGAATAACCGCTACCCAAAAGCTGATTTTGGTCGTCATATTTCTTTATAATAGAATTTGTCGTATCTAACCAAGTGTGATATTCATTTGAAATGCTATCTGTACTACCGACACAACAGGTCATACGACCCTCACGCATAAAACCATTACCAGATGATGTGACAAATAGAATAGCTTTACCATTTGACGAAGATGTAAATGTTTTATCGCTACCTATTGTTCTTGTCGTTCCGTCTGGATATGTGACAATAGAGCCAGCTTTCAATGTCAATGTACCGCTAGATAACTCCAACTTGATATTCTGCGGAACTTTCACAAGACTATTCGTGAACAGCTTATCAACCCTATTCTCGATAGCATCATACATCTTGCTTATATCTGTCACATAATCAAGTGAAAAACCTGTTATGTTTTTAGGTACAATGTCTGTGACATAAAGAACAGTAGAGATTGTTTCAGAAACAACCTTTACTAATGGCGTTCCTTCGTATTTGCTGAATACACCGCTAGAATATGTATAAGCAAGATTCTCTGGCGCAACATAATACATCTTATTTGTCTGCGGTGTTTCTATATCGTCAAGACTTTGCACATCTTCATAACCACGTTGTAGCGTGACAAAATTGCCATCACTTTTTCCAAACGCGTATCTTGTCGTACTTGCATTCGGTATCTCTACAAAATGTATCGTATCAGATACAACATTCGTGGATTTCAACGTGCCATCTTCGTTAAAGCCCTGCGGTACAAGATAGCCAACATCTGGCAAGTTAAAAATGTGCTTGCCAATAAATCCGTATCCGTTGAATACCCTATCTATACTTGAAATAGCACCGCCAGAAGCTGTCACAGAGCAAACAGGCAAGCATTTTGTTGAGGCAACTGTCGTTCCATCGTTGCCATATACATTGATAACTTTGTTTGTCGTGTCAAACCAAACGTGATTCGGCACTTCTTCCAAGTCATCTGTCGTTCCGCTACTGCAATCCGTTATCAAAGCTAACATCAATGTGCCATCTGTATCGGGCAAAACAATGTATTTACCATCTGTGGATGTTGATACCGTCTTGTCAGCTTGTGTCACATATCTTGCCCCATTGACAGCGGTTATCACAGAGCCGGACTTTAATGTCAATGTGCCACTAGACAATGTCATATTGATATTCAGAGGAATAGTTGTCACACAGTTTGAACTATCGGGCTTGACATAAAACAGTTTTTCAGCCCTGTTGGCACTTGCTTCGGCATTTGCAGCATAGGTCGGTGCGTCTATAATGTCCTGTATATGTGTCGCAGCAGTATTGATATTCGTTTCATTATTCGCAACCTTATTGACATTCGTCATATTAGTTGCAACCTTATCAACATTCGTCAAATCATCCGCCACCGCATCCACTTTTGTCAAGTCATCAGCCACCGCATCAATTCTCGTCAAATCGTCTGCTACTGCATCTATCTTCGTCAGGTCGTCAGCAACAGAGTCTATCTTTGTAAGGTCGTCTGCAACCGCATTTATCTTCGTTAAATCGTCAGCAATGTCATCAATGTTGTCAATAGACTGATATATTCTCTGCACCTCATCCAAAACAACAGATGGTTCAACATCACTTGTCGGAGGTAATACCAAAGACCTGTCTAATTTCTCTTGAACCTGTTGGGCAAATGCCGTCTGTCTGTCTAATTCATCATTTATGTTCTTTGGTCTAAACGTACCACCCTCTTGAAAGTCTGTAATTCTTTCAATAGGAACATTACGAAGCAGGGTAATCTTTACACCATCAGCGGGTGCTGTATCAAATACCACATTACCGCCCTCTGTTTCCCCTGCACCTGTGACAGTATAACCCGTTTCAATGAGTGTATCACCGACATAAACTTCCATATCCGACTCGTCAAAGATAGCAAAGCCATAAGGAAAGGAAGTCGTACTACCATTACCAGTATATTGCACTTTCGGTGTGACGGGCTTGATTTTAATGTGTGTATCTGTCATTCTTCGTTCTCCTGTGGTTATGTTATCACATTGTTATTTTCGTTGCAAGTATTATTTTGTCAATCTCACAACAGACGGTATAATCGGTTCTGGCGGATTGTTCAACTTGAATTGCTTTGTTTTCCTAATTTTGTCTTTAATGTTGCTCGCTTCTTTTATTTTCAACTGTTTCTCTTTATCTCCACCAATCTTGTTAGAATAAGACAATAGATATTTTAGAGCATAATTGCAAGCGTCATTATAAGTATCGGTCAACAATTTCATTTTCGTTGCCTTGCCAGCCTTTACGATTTCACCCGTGGCATCTTTTGTATATTCTAGTTTTGTCGCCAACTTGAACGTTTCGCTATTAACTATTTCTTGCATCATCTTGAGAGCAGATGTTTTTCTTTTGTATCCATTCTCCTCAATATAGAACTCACCAAGCGCTTCTTGCCAAAGCGTTTTCTGCATTGGGGACAAGGTTATGGTTGCGTTATCAAATGTGATGTTTGTTCTAAACTTTGGCTCTATTACAGAAACGCCAAGTCCGTTCATGATTCTAGCCATCTCTGCGCCTTCTGGAGATTCGCCGTCTTTTAACTTTTCTCCAAACATACCAACCTTTGGCCTTGCGGTTAAATAGAAATCGCTTCTTTCCTTGTCGTAGTTCGCTTTTACTGTATATATATATTCAGACGGCTTCATACCAGTCAATTCTTCTATATTACTTTCAACCCTAACGGGAACCTTTGCAAGATTCAACAAGGATTGTTCAACCAACCCGCCAATATTTGTTCTGTCTAGAATAGTTCCAAATACAGTTCTATTAAACGGTGCGGTTAACAACACCTCAAAAACATTAAGTGCCATAAGGTTTGCACCGTATGGATTATCTGGGTCCTCATAGTTCAACATGGCATCATTTATACCATCTATCATGTCTATCATTGTGCCAATACCATAACCCTCTGCACCGCCAATTTTTTCATAAGATATTGTATTTGAAACATTTCCTTTATCATCATATTCAATAATTGAATTTTCTTTTAATCCGAGTTCGTCAAACATTGCGGCTCTTTTTTTATCTTTTGGCCTTGAACCCGTCACTCTACCAGAAGCATATAATTTATACATACCAATATATAATGCTGTTGCATTCACAAGTTTTCCAAATGCCTTATAAAAATCGCCAGAATAGGCCTTTCCCGTTCCTTTCGCATAATTATATGCAGAATTAAATTCCTTAAATAAATCTTTAAGGGCAATTAATGGAGAATCCTGAACCGCTCTATCTAATTGATGAAATGTAAATCTGGCCAACGGAGCAACTGCATCATAGACCATTCCAATATGATGTGAGTTTAGTAGCCATTTATCAAAATCAGAAGCCCATTTTCCAATCATCGTTTCTGGCGGAGTTCTAAACGTGCTTTTTGCCGCCTCATATGAAGATTGTTCAGAAACTAAATCTAAAAGCGATTCGGCATAATTTCTACCAAAGAAATCATAGAATCTCTCCATGCGCTCTGGTGATATCGGATTTCCCTGGTCGTGGTCAACAAACACTTTCTCCAAATCCAATATATCTTTCTTTGTATATGGCTTACCACTTTGTTCAAGTTTTAATCTTGCAAAGTGATAGGCGTTTTGGGCAACATTTCCAGCCCTAAATGCACCGCCAGGCACCTCGTCTACTAATTTCGCAAGACCAAATCCTGGCGCCTCATATGTTTTTAAGGCTGTTTGCCCCGGATGTTTTTTCACAAAATTCCACAACGTTGTTATATCTCTCGGAACAAAAACATCAGAAACCAAGGCCTGTCTATTCCAGTTATATTGGTAATCTATTTTCCTGGCATTACGGCCAATGACCGTTTCTTTCATGCCATTTTTGTTGGCTTTTATGAAATTCCACGAGTTTTTTCCACCTTGGACAACATAGTCTGTGGCAGCATTAACCATACCAGTTATATTCCTAAATACCTCTGGTTGATAGATACCTGGGCTTGCCATCATATCTCTTAATGCGCCATATGGTATAAACTTTGACGTTAAATGACCAGCCTGTGTGAATAATGCGCCAGATTCCAAAACAGACAAATCAAACGCTTTTTGCATAATATTGCCGCAACCATCCAACGTTCTGCTAATTGGGTCTAATAGCATACCATTTTTTATGAAATGCATTGGCATACGCAACATATTATCTAGTTTTCCCTCTTTCTTTAGTTCGTCATATTTTTTAGAAAGCCACGAACTTTTATTCAATCTAGTTGATTCCTTCATCATATATAAGACATTTTCAACTGGAAGATTCGCTGCTTTTTTATCAAAACTATTTATATATTTGTTTAAGAAAACGCTAGTTTCATCGTGCCTTGGAACGAGCATCGTTTCAGAAGAACCCGTGCTTGCAACTTGTCGCTCAAGTGCCTTTTTCTCCAATTGTTCTTGTGTGTCATAGATGGCTTTCCACGCTTGGTCCTCTGTTATTTGACCGTTCATTCTCTGCTGTAGAAGGTGTTCTGATATGTTTCTATACTCTCCCCTAAAAAATTCATTTTGTCTTGCAACCGCTTGCGCTGTATAACCAAACGTTTTTGCTGCTGCTTCTTTTGCTTCTTGTCGTGTAATGTTGCTAACGCCCTTTTTGGCTGCAGTTATCAAAGCATCTTTTGCCGCTGCAGACAAACCTGTTCCAACCTCTTGTTGTGCTGTCTTTTTTAATGCCTCAAGAGCCTCTTTTTTCACAACAGATTTTGCAACGCTTTCTGCTGTTTCTTTGGCAAACGCCTTAAACATTTTACCTGCTAATGACATTATTTGGCTCCCTTCACCAATTGGTTAGATGGTTTCCCCAGCATTAAATCGTCAACAACCCGATATTCTGCATCAACAATTTCTGGCCCTTCAAGAAGCGGTTGATATACTTTCTTATTGCGCAACGCTCTTATGCCAGCATTATAAAACATTTTTGCTGTTTTGTAAATACCATCAATAACAAGACCGGCAACACCAGCGCTTACACCATTTTTAATTTTCTTTTGCCAGAATGTATCGTTTGGATTTTTAACAAGCGCCTCAATCGTTGGCAGCCCAAATGCTTTTAACACCTCTGCAAAGTTTGCCTCATTTGCAGAAAACGCAACAGTTTCAAGAGAAAACATGCCAAAACAAGAGGCGAGGGCGTTGACAAGCCCATTACCATAATTTGTTTTAGCCAATCCAGGTATTCCCAACAATTTGCCAGCCCAAATACCAAGGCCAACCTGCGTCACGCCCTCTGTTATTTTTCCATATTTTGTTGTCGGCTCTGGCATAAAAATCTTATTCACACCTTCGTTAGCCAAATCCCTTGATGGGTCAAAATCTATTTTTTGGCCGGTTTGCCATTCTGCAACCTGTGCACCAGCAGAAGCGCCAAGTTCTTGCAAGGAAGACGCAAAACTATGAATGCCCTTAAAGAATGAATACGCAATATCGCTCATCGTGTCAACAAAGTCTGGTGGCATTTCTTTACTGTTGGCCATTTCTTCCGTCTTTTTGCTAATACCCTGCGGATTATAGTCAAGCGTCACGCCAAACTTTTCTTCTAATATATCTTTTTGTCTTAATGTGTCATATTCTGTTTGTGCATCATTTTCGTATGTGTTATATAATTCTTCAACAGATACTGGCGGAACGAACTCGTTATTTTCCCAATGCCCAGCCATATCGCCATATTTCTCCGCAAAATCACCTTGAGAATAAACGCTTTCTGTTGAAAATGTCGGATGGTTTGGTCGTTTCCATTTATCTGGAAAATGTTCTCCCGCCTTTAACGATTCGTTTCCACCTGTTTCTTTCCAATAACCACGCATATCATAATCAGAGAAATCGTCAAGTGGATGTATCTTGCCTTCAGACCGCATTTTACCAGCCCAAACATCAAATTGGACTTCTTCTTCTGGATTTAATTGTGTTATCGTATCTTCAAACTTTTCATCCATTTTAGTTCCCCGATTCCATCTCTTTTTTGATAATGGCCTTTTGTGTTAACAAAATAAGATTTTCATCTGTTGTTATTATCTTTCCATCGTCATCACGAATTTCTACTTTTAGCCTATTCTTTTTTTTGAAATCCATTTTGTCTTTCAATTCTTTCTCTATATACGGCTCTAAATCTTCCCAAGATAATTCTTTTTTGTCTGGGAAATCCTTTTGTGCATTTTCTTTGGCGTGTGTCTTTATATCTTCCATATCTCCGTATGGCAGGCCGGCCTCGGTTGTTTGTGCGGCAAATTCTTGTCTTCTTTGTTCTGGAGAAACGGGAGCCATTCCCCTCGCCTCAAGTAATGCGGCCTGGGCTCTTTCTATTGCCTTTGATTCAGAAAGCGGTGCCGAACTAAATTCTTTGTCTGATTGCAAAATGGATAGAAACTTATTATATTCTGTTTGGTTGGTATCTGAATAATTTAACCGATACCTAGCCTCTGCCAACACACTTGGTATTAGTTTCATGTTCATCGCAATTGGTTCGTTCAGTTCATTACCAAGAGTTTTTACGTCAGATTCTGACAAAACATTTTTTGAAAGATAATAATCAAACGTTTCATCGTTCCACAAGCCCAGTTTTTTTAATCTTTGAATATTTCTTGTGACGGCTGGCGGTGTCGTTGTTGGAAATGTAAAGTTAGCAACAGACCTGACATCATTGAAATCTTCTTCTGTTGTCGCAAGTGTATATAAATATTTCTGCCATTGAGCAATTTTCTGTGGGTCTTTTGCTCCAAAAATAGCCAAATCTCTCCTGGCTTTTCCAATTTCTGACTGGAAAAATGCCGCCGTTTCTTCCGCCTGGGCCTTCTCCATATATTTCATTTCTCGTTCAGAATCAAGAATTGTATTGACAGCCCTTATTCTTTCTATTGGCGACATCTTTGAATCTATAAATTCGTCACCCGTTTTCCCATCTATGAACCGATATATCCATTCAGACTTATTTGCGGCGCTAATTGTATTATCTCTTAAAATATCTCCAAGATGATTTACAACGATATTCTGTCCAAACGTTTCTTTAAGTTTGATTTCTTCTTCTGGGGATATTTCTTTAGCCTTTCTGGCTTCTTCCACCGTTTCAAAATAGTTCATAAAAGTTGCATTTTGCACGGCTTGAGGGGCGTTTTGCTTCATAGCAGAATCGGCTATATCACTAGCAGTCCCAATATTTGCTATGATTTTATCTTTCGCATTTTGTAATTGTGCGTCATTATATTCTTGTAAAGATTGTTCTGCCCAAGCATTCTTTATATAGACAAGGCCATCTTTTATTGAGTCCTGCTGTTTTGCTGGCATATCGGAAACCAAACCATCTATATATGCATTACTCTGAAGGTCAATTTCTGCAGGGTTATCTTTATTCTCTTGTGCTATTTTACCAATGGCGTCAAATGCATCATTATAAAAAGAGGTGTTATACGATTCTTGCAACGTTTCTTTATCTTGCTTCCAATCAATGTCATCTCTGCCAGAAAGCGTTTTACCCTCTTGCAGAAGTTGGCTATATTTGGAATCTTTTTTGCTGTTCATGCCGCCGACAAACAGCGCAGAACCGAATTTGGCCAAAGAATTTGCAATAGAGGCGTTTTGTTCCTCTTGATAATTTTTCATTGTTGGAACTTGTATAGATTGTATCTGGGCATTAAATCTCGGTATCTGCATTTTTACCTCCCATCTTTCCAGCAAAATATGACTTTGCCATCATTCCACCCAAATCTAATGTCGTTTTGACAATCTGCGTTCCCATAGCAAGATGTGACGCTTTCTTTGCAGACCAAATATTATAATCCAAAGCAGATTTCGCAATATCTGTTTGCAGGTTCTCGATTCGTTGTTCCTTATTGGCCTCGCTCATACTGGCGGCTTGAATTGCACCAGCAGAACCAACACCTGCAGTCTGTCCAGTCATAGCATACATAGCGTTTTGTGCCGCCAATGTTGTTTTTAATTTCCGCAACCGCTCTGCTTGAGAAATTGCAGCGTTTGTTTCAATAGCCTTTTGTTGTGTTTGAAGTTGCGTGGCTTCCATCTTGAGTGCGTTTCTTTGTTGCCTGCCACCAAGATAGGTTGAACCTGCTATTGCTGTAGCACCTATCGCCATCGTTACTGGGTCACCCATTATTCTACTCCTACTTCAAACCCCGCAAGATTAAACTTGGTAGGGAAATCTTGTGTCACAGTTATCTCTAACTCATCTCCATAGCCACCAGCATACACCTTTTTGAATCCTGTTTCAAGATTTAATTTATTATTTAGTGTATTATTGCCGAATTCTATGTAGTTTATTGTGTGTTTCACGCCTTTATAATAGATGCTTATGCCTAATGTGTCTATCACTTTCGCATTGAAATACACCAATCTCTTTATCTTGCCAAAGGAAATGCCTGCATTACTCTCATATTCCAAACCGACTGTCGTTATCTCTGGGATATAAGCATACCCAACCTCTATCTTTGTAAAGCCATCGCCTGTCCCTAATACGTCAGGTTGAACACCCTCTAATCCTGAAACACCTGTCATCTCTCCATTCTCTACAGGATAACGACCTGAATAGAAAACATCATCACCTATGACGGGCATATCGTTGCCCTCAAACACCGACAACCCTGTCCAAGTGGTTTCATTCTGTAGTGCTGTCTTTTTAATAGCACAGTCAAGCTGATATTCGGCATCAAATCTCTCTAGGAAACGTTTGGTCGTTCCATTGACATCTCTATCCGCCAAACAATAAACTTCTTTTTCAATACCGCAAAGCCCAACATATTTGCCCTCTGTTTCACAACGAGAGAAAGCCCGTAGGTTTTGTTCCCTTAAAAGATTGAATAGTGTAATTGTCCCATCTTTATTGAGGATATATGCCAAGTTATTCGGGTTTTTATCATAACTTTGACGAGTCGCCATAGCTACCACGTTCTTAATAAGGTGCGGTGCTAACACAGACACGTTCTCGGCATTGTAGTTTCTCATATTGTCATCATAGTAGAACGACCGCAAGATGTGTCCGCTTTTCTCTGCAAAGATGGTTATGCCATCTAGGTCAATAGGTTCACAGGAAGAACCGTGCCTTGACGACAGGGACATATTAAACGTTTCGGGTGTTATAACACCAGAGCTTGTATAGTTCAAAAAATGCTCTGTGTCTGGTGTAAATGCCAACAACGTCTGATTAAATCTCATATACTTGATAGGGCTGAACGTATCTAGCACATACATAATGCCTTCATCTGCTTGTCCTGTCCCTAAATCAAAGTTCCAATAGTCATCTATACACGAAGCTAAAATACATTGTGGTAGGTTCTTTATACCACCAATAAACAATCTTGACTTACCAAAGCAACCACAAGCCGGCCAACCTCTTGTCGTACTCATTACAGGTTCATAACCACTATCTAATTCCCATTCATAAGACAACACAGGGTCTGCATCTGGCGGTTCTACTTTCCATCTACCCCATACAACTGTCCCAGATGTGTATTTGTAAATCTCTAATATACCACCTTTGTCTAATGCTATCTGTTGTCCCACCCACGTTGCGTCTGCAACAGAGTTATCAAACGTTATCTTTGTGTTTCCACGAACAGATGTGTAGGTCAAGCCAGCATTGGGCGCGCTTGTCGTTATCGTTCCATAAGCATAGTAGGGTATATTCTCAAAAGACAGGTCAGATATTTGCCAATTATTATGAGCAACACGCACCAACTTTCTCGGCTTAAAATCATTGTGGAAGATTAAGAACACATCACCAGACTGTGTGTATGTCAATTCTTTTATCTGGTCTGCTGTAAATGTCGTTGCCACACTCGTCACATAGGTATCATTGTTATAGATGTCTATGGCGGTGGTCTTAAAAGCAAGTATGTAGGTCTGCGAACCATTGAACATAAATCCAGCAATTCTTTTAATGTCATCATCTTGGACAATCATTTTACTGCCCTCTCGCTTGACAACATTACCTGTCCAATTTATGTACACATTTCTGGCTAATTTCAAAGACTTATTAAATAATTCTAGGTCAATACGAGATGCTGCACTTTCCGATATCTCACCGGAACTCATTGTCGTTTGTATTATCTTCAATGGCATATTACCACCTCGCTACTGTAATCCAGAAAGAATCTGCCCCAAATTTGATATTCGGTTTGTTCTGACAGTCTGCCAATCTTGCATTTATCAAATCACGTTGTGCAAGATTAGCAAATACTTGATATTTCGTGCTATCTCCTAATAAAGACATAGCCAATTTGGCTGCCAATTCTGATATTAAAGCTGTCTGAAAGTATGGTGGCATTTCTGACACATCCACCGCTTTTTGACAGTCAATAGAAACTTGTGGGTTATTGGAATATAACTTGCCATTCATCAAATCAAAGTCTTTTGAATTGCTAACTTTCCTAATTCTTATTACCTCTTTAGGTAAAGCATAAACATATTTCCAATCTCTTAAAGGCGTTTCATTTAATCTTGCTAAATCCAACTGCTCTAATGAGAATGTCCACAGCCGATTCGAAAGCAACGTATCTCTCACAGTATCATAAATAGAAGAACATACAGAGGATTCCCTACTACCATCCTCAAAAGACTGAATGGCGTTAGCACCTATCAACAATAACGCCTTTGAACATAAATCTATTGCCGTATTCGCCATCTTTTTCTCCTATATTAAAGGTGGGGGACAGGAAATCCCATCCCCCTTTTCTTCATCACGAAGCAGGTGTCTTCGTGACAGAAACGTGTGTGGTGACAGAAGTCACTAACAAAATGTCCACAGACTGCGTGGAAGATTTTTTGCCAGCGAGAATAATGTCGCCAACCGCCAACTTGTCAATGACCGGGTCAAAATAGTTAGACGCGGCATAGTTGTCGTCAGAGGTATAGCACCACACTTTAGATTTTCCACCAAAGTTATCTTTAACAATGGTCAGATTACTCATTGCAAATGCCATAGTACGCCTCCTTATGATTCATAACATTCAATGTAAGCGATACCTGTCGGGTCAATCTCGCCTGCACCAGCAGAGTAGTAAGATTGAACCAAGTCAGCACCTAACTTCGCATCCCAATCGGTACGAGTCTGGACATTCAACACTTCGCCCAAACCGACAGCATCGTGATGCCACAGGAAGTTTTTACGCTTGCTGGAAGAAATCGGCAGACCGCCTTCAATACGGCTACCAATCCAGATGAACTTCCCAATACCCAAGAAGCCGTCAAATTTGCCGGTTTCCAACGGGCGAGAAGATACATAGTCAGCAGACGTGGCTTTGATTTCATCCAACAATTCTTGTTTCTGTTTGACAGTACCCAAGAATGTGCATTGGCTCAAATCAATTTCTTTGTCTTCCAACGCTTCAACAGCCAACTTCAATTTAGCCAAAGTCAGACCATCGGTGCCGGATTCCGTCACAGCGTTTGTCGTGGTGGAAGAAGCCAAAGCATTGATAATCATTTGGTCGCTGTCACGGCCCATAGCCATAGCTTGCGCACGAGCAGCTTCTTGACGGTCATCATAGTTGACTTGTAAGTTTTCAAATTTGTCCACTGCAGACACAACACGGCGGTCCTGCGCAATAACAGTCGCTTGACGTTGTGTAGCATTTTGAATTAAAGCATCCTGTCCGGGAACGTGTTCTTCAGCTTGAAGTGTTCCATAAACAGGGAATTTGAAAGTTTTAGCGTTGCCGGTTTTCTTGCGAACTGTACCATCTAACGTAAAACCTTCGGCCTGATAGATATGTTTGACTTCGGAGTCAAAAATCGTAATCAGGTTATTTGACAGTTGAGTTGCCATAGTAGTTTTACTCCTAGTTTAAGTTTAATAATACGCCCCGATTTGATAACGGGACACTCTATAGCGACCAGTTATCCCATCGGGGGCTGTTCTAGACTTTCTTTAAGTCTTAAAGCAATCGTATTATTAAGGGGCTAACGCTTGTCCTCATAACTTGATGGCTATATTGTAAAGAACATTTTTTTGCTTGTCAATTATTTTTTTTGAGAAGCCATTTCAGACGCTTTTTGCATCAACATCATATAGTGTTGTTGCTGTTCTGGCGTGTAGCCAATAGTTCTTTCGTGTTCTTTCTGATACTTAAACGCCTCATCAGCATAGTCACGAGATGTTTTTTCCATATCAGCAGGTGTTTGTATGCTCATTTCGGGTATAGACACGTTAGCACCACGAGCTTTCTTAATCAAAGCATCCATATATTGTGCATCTTCTGCCGTTCTGACCTTATTTGACAGCCAATCAATGCCATCTTGGTCTAGATTTTTCTTGGCAAAGGTCACAAGTCCCTGTACAACAGGTCCATTGATACCGCCAATCTTGTTCATTTCAGCTTCAAAGTCAACACCTTCTTCTTCCGCTATCTTCATACGAGCATATTGGTTGATAAGTTTGTTGGCTTTCTCTTGCGACAGGTTTAATTCTTTCATCAAAGGCACAAATGTCTGATAATCCTTTGAATTTTCGTCAATAGAAAACTTGTCTTTCACATCTTCGTCAAGTTCAAACACATAGTTTTCAGGTGCTGGTTTGTTTTCTTGCCGAGCTTTTGTGAATTCCTTTTGTAATTCCTTATAAGCAAGCAAACCGCTTCTTGCGTCGTTAAACTTTCCAAAGATTTTCCCGTTTTCGTGACGGAATTCGTCTAATCCGTCATCATAAGTCTGCTGTTGTTCGGGCGCAACAGCAACATTTTCGGCTATATTCTCGCCACTAACTGCCGTATCAACGGTTGTAGTTTCTGTGGGTTCAGTCATTACTTTCTCCTATTTTAATAAGTTGTCTTAACATAGAGAGTTCGCCCTCTGCTCTGCTCATCAACACCGAAAACAGTATTCCGTCTTGGGCATTGACAGGATAATTGTCTGCTTTGACAATTATTGCTTTTAAGTCAGACAGAAGCGACTTGCCTACATCTGTCTTGAACATAATTCTTATCTTATCTTGTTGGTCTTTATTGAACAGCACCTTCTTCTCCCTGCATTTGTTGTGAAACCGCTTGTGCCGCTTGTCCCTGCATCTGCTCTATCTCGTCAGCAGTCTTGATATTGTTCAAATCAACGCCCATCTTTGTTGCCAATTCGGGAATAACTTGAACATTCATTATCATAGCAGCCACTTGCGGACCAAAAATACCATTGATAACTTCCATAAACTTGATAAGTTTGTTCACATCTTCCGTATTCTGTGTAATAGACAGCGGAGAAGAGAAATCAACGGCAATTTGTTCCTCGTTCACCTTAAAATCAGAGATGTCTATTTTACCTAAACCATCCAAAATCGTCAAACCTGTCTGCACAATGGGCTTAATAAGCTCTGTTTCCAAACGACCAAATGGTGCACCCACCTCATCAGCATATTGTTTCTGCCGATATTCAATCTCAGTAGCTGTTTTCACCGCTTGGTCAACAGGTCCTAACGGATTTGCAAACATAATGTTGGAAATTGACTGACGTAGGTCGCTGATAACCATATCGCCAATGTCAAATCTCGCACCAGATGTCAACGGCATCAGCGTTGGCGCGCGATTTGAGCCACCATTTGACGAAACTTGAATAATTGCGTTCGGTTGTATGCGGACATTTTCGGGGTTTGTCACACCATCATCTTCGCAAGTCCACGCACCAGACACAGCCATAGACGCATTTTTCAAAATCAGCTCTTTTGTTTTGTTCAAAGACTTCGCATCAGGCAGAGCAAACAAAACAGGTCCACGACCATACACTTCACCCGGCATTACCGACCATCTAAACACAATAAATGGATTATAACGCAATGTTCTGTCCACAACGAGGGCTTTATCTCTACGAGAAACGACATAATACTTCCAAACGTTCTTCTCTTGAATAACCGCTTCAATAAACTCCTGCTCTTTGTCGTCATCTGCCATATCTTTTGTCATACGGGCATCCGACCACACCTTTTGAGCATACATAGGAATAACGTTGTGCTTGCGGTAGATGGAATTATACTGTCCATTACCAACCTTTTCCAAATACAATTCGGACAAAGGCACAGTTTTGAACTTAAAGGGTGTTATAACATCTCCCTCTTGCATCATAAGACAGGCAGTACCGACCGCCAAATCATAAAAAGACTCGGAAACTTCCACATCAAAGTTAGAATTTCTGATAGCCGAGAAGAAAATCTGTGTAATATCGTCTAATACGGGTTGAAGTTTATCTTTATTCTCTTGTAAAGACGTACCCACCTTTAATTTAAGCCAATTTTTCTGTGCAGGAACAAGACTTGATTGCAATTTAGACACAAACTTATTCAAAGCATCCAAAGGCGCAGAGTCATAAACGACATCTTGTCCGTCATTGTTCTGTCCGTCTGATGTCGTACTCTTAAAATTCTTTGAACGTTGTGGCATAAACTGCTCGTAAGCAGAAGAATATAGATTTTCCCAATTCTGCCGATATGCAACGCTTTTATCAAAACGCTTGATAATGTCTTCTGCTTTCATTTTACCCTATCTCCTAACCTAATGTGTCAGAACTGCCGATTAAAGAGGCGATACCGCTTGTTTTTTGCTTTCTTTGAGCTAAAGACAACTCTTTTGTGAGCCGTCTGTTCTCCGTTTCTAATTCCTCAAGATTACTACCGCTTGATTTTTTGTCCTTTTGCAACAAAGCCATAGAAGCACCACCTGTCACAGGTGCAAGAGCAACGCCAGCCATACCCTTTGCATCGGAAACCATAGAAGCACCGCCTGTTGCGGGTGCTAAAGCAAGTCTTGCAAGCGATTCCGGTTTAGAAAGTTTGATTTTTTTGAATAATCCCATTGTATTTCTCCTATCCTAATGTTCCTGTTTCAGACTCAACGAGGGAACGAATACCCCTACGCTGTTTGTTTCTAAACTTTCTTGATTGTTCTTGTGCAATTTCTTCGGCTTCTGCCTGTGCCGCTTTCTTTTCTTTTTCCATTTCTGCCTGTTGTGCAGCGGCGGCGGCTTGTTGCCTTTTAGCAGCTTGTTGCCCTGTTATTTGTTTTGTGTATCCACCCATTTTAATGCGCCTTTCTTCAATAGATACTTGTATAATTGTAGCGGAGTCTGGGCTTTTGTCCGCAGATTACCCACAGTCTTACAAAAATTGACGCAGGTCGGGGCCCAATACCAGATACCAAACCGCTTTTTGGTCGGCTTATTACCTTCCATCATAAGAATAGAACAATTATTTTCTTTTGTAAAGCGAAAAAAATCTTCTGGTAGCAATATATTAGGATAAAATCCCTCAAAACTATCTTCAAGGATTACAAAAACCTTATCAAAACGTAGGGCAACAAAGACGTGCCGAAACCCCTTTTTGAATATCCGCATCCATTTTCGCTTGCCATCACAGAAACAATAATAGATTTGCATTAAAATACCTTCCAATTATTCTTCATAGTGTAGGTTCTCAATGGTTTACTATTCTGTCCACGCACAACCTTATACTCTCCACCGCCCATCATCATATATTGCAGAGCATCGTGGGGATGTGAGTACTGATTTTTGTCCGGTTCCATAGCCAACCTCGCCTCACCAGAGTAAGAAACTATCTTGTATTTGTACCCACCATTGAATCCTTTTCGCAAGACATTACAACTTTTATCTAGGTTAAATGCTGGCTTACCATCTACGAGTCGTTTTAGTGGTTCTCTGACGCTTTCCAGACGTGGAACGATGTTATTTGTAGGTGCAGGTCGTGCTATCAAGCCCTCGCTTCTCAAAATTTGGAAAGATGTATCGGCATCACTATCTTTTCGGAACGCACCAGACGGGTCGCCAAAGATATACACGTCATTTTTTGGACAAAATTCCAAAATTGTTGCCTTTAATAACTTCGCAAACTGACGAACCGACATATCATCCGTTATCAATTCCTTCAAAACATTCCACGATAACCGCTTATCTCGTTGACCGAATACTGCACAGGGGGTTAAACCAAAGTCAAGCCCGATATAGACAGGAAGATATGGATTGAGAGGTATATTTTCTTTAACGTGCAGGTTATCGTTCCATTCGTGGACATAAACAGGTTGTCCGTCTTGAATAAATCCGTAATGTCCGTGAACATAAACGTTTATCCATTCCTTATCTTTACCCGAAGCGATTCGTTCATAGTATCCTCTCGGCAAATTCTCTATGTTTTCCGCCTCTGGCGACAGACCACTCGGCTGTTTCCAAAACTCCCACCGCATATTTTCAGGAAATTGCTCTTTAGGTACAAGCACACCGAATTCATTTCGTGTCCATTCGTCTTCTTCCGCACATTTATACCACCAATGAGTATCATCAGGTGGGTTTGTGTCCATAATCACACCATACCAAGACGGAAACTGCTCGGCAGGCACATCATCGGGTTTATCTTTCTTGCTAGGATAACGACCGACACGCATTGTACCTGCGTCAATAATCTCTTTCAAAATCTCTCTGGCTTCGTTGAACCAAATCCCTGTACATTCCAAAGACAATAACTTTTTAACATCTTCAGGTCGGTCCAAAGCTAAAAATATAACCTCTAATTCCACATCATTAAAGCTAATCTTATGGTTTATAGGTGGTTTAAGGTTCATCTTGCCAAAGACGTGTTCAGGAAACCAAGCAAGCCAAGTTTTAATGGTGGTAGTTTCCAACTGTGGTGTGGTATTACGGACAATGAGCCAACGACTTCTCCTTATTCCGTCTTTGCAGGGTGTGGCAGTAATGGCTTTATTAAATATTTCCATACAGCACATTACAGATTTACCAGAACCGACAGGCCCCATTACACCACGAACAAACGCTTTGCTTGCGTGGAATAGTTTCCCTATCTTGCTAGCATTATAGTCTAGTGAATAACCATTACTCGGAGTGGCCATCTATGACGATTCCTTTATCTTTGTCTGATATATTGAGGTTGATTACGACATTTGGTGTTTGTTTGCTTTCTTTACCGAACAGACCGGCGGCCCTTAAATAATCACCACTAAATCTTGACAAAGCATTAGCAAACTTTGCTTTGGTTTCGGTGTCAGACGAATCGTAATCACTTTCTATTTTTTCCATCAAGGTGAGATGTTTAGCCGCTGCTTGTTCTTGTGTCAGACGTAATGCCTTAAACCGAGCATCATATATTGCCTTACATTCCACCTTTATTTGTTCAACACTTAAAAATCTTTCAGCGGCTTGTTCTGGTTCTTTATAGCCCATATCCCTACAAGCCCTGACAGGATTAAGGTCTTTGGCAAATTCTTCCAAAAACTTCAATTCTTTAGGATTGAACAAATAGAAATCGCCTATAAAATCAACACCATTTTCTACGGTCTTGCCTATTTCATAGACGACAGTCACCTCATTTTTTGAGTTTTCTATTACCTGTTTTTGTCTTTTTGGCATTCAGTTCTTCCTTTGGTTGTTCTGTTTCCAGAGCCGCAGGTGCGACTTCCACTTTTTCTTCCACTTTCTCTTGTTTGGGTCCTTCTTTAACAGGTTGCGGTTTATAAGCACCGACAGCATTACGGAACATATCTTCAACCGATTCGCCCGATTCGTTTTTCAAGCCCCTATAGACGAAAATCTTTCCGCTATGTACCTCTTTAATGGCAATAAACTCTCCTGTTTCTGCCACCCAATCAACATAAAAATCAAGTCCGAAAAGGTTAGTTCTCTTAAACATTCTGGTGATGGCCATAATTTTTTTTCTCCTTTCTGTTGACAGGGTAGCGATATTCTGCTACCCTATCTTTAACACCAAACAACCAGAGTGTAGGTTGTTTTTGTGAGATTGTCAAGTACAATTTGAAAATGTGTGAAAAAGTAGTAGCACTTCCTACAAAATGTTTGGTGCATCACAAGAAAACCTGATTGGGTGAAAAACCCCAACCCTATAGGGTAGATAGTATTGCTCTTATAGGGTAAGTGTGGACCTCCACGACCGCCGGTGTCTTCCTAAAGACAATTTCCAGCTCTTACAGTATTACAGGCCGACCAGATACTTAATCCAAAAGATTTACAGAGCTATACTATTATTACAACAAATTCCTCATAGGGATTTCTATACCCTTAACGCTATATACACCACAATCTACGATTGTGTTATTTTATATCTTGACTTATTCAATTCTTCTATGTTATTATGCTTCCACCGACAGGGCCCGTCACGAACGGAATTTTCTAGAGGAAAGAGATAACGCTAATGAAACGGCGCACTTTCGGGGGGTGGGTTCGAAAAACACCCCATCCCATACTGGTATTATAGGTATTACTACTACGCGCGTGTATGTATGACAGACAGACAGAAAAAAGAGATAGTCAATCTTAAAAATCACAAGTCAAGTCATCATAAAACAAACTTTCTTGTAGAATTATATAAGAAAAACACTTGTTCAAAAAGATTACTTGTCAATAGTGGCGATTCGCTGAATGCTTTACGGGTGGCGTTATGTAGGGTAAAGCGGTTATACCCAACGGAGAGTATAACGCGCGCGCGTGTAGCAGGTGTTTATCCGGCAAGTGTAAAACGAATCGAAAAACGAATCGGTTGAATGTATTGAAAAACCGCCAACGAATCGCAAAACGAATCGTGGTAGGGATTAAAACGAATCGATTCGGGGGTAAAAAAGATAAAAAAGTTTTATTCGGTGGAAGTTATATTATTTATTATATAAATAATATAAAAAAGTTCTTGACATAATAATTCACTATGCTATAATGTTAGGCAGAAAGTCGGGCAGGGTGTCCGATTGAAAACTTGAAAGGAAAAAGAAAAATGTTGAAAATGAACACAAAAAAGCGATTGAAAACGCAAAAAAGCACTTTTTATCTTACTATGACGGCGACGCCACCGCGCTCATTAAAGACGGACAGACGGCAGGAGGCGCTACAGACTACCACAGAGGGCATAAAATGGCCGAAAGCGGTTGTTTTGCTTGCTACTATTGGGATGAACGCGACGCAATAAAAGAGATTTTGGAGGAAACGCAAGCAGAGGCGGACAGATTCACAGACGACCAAGTGTTTGCCACATATTGCCACCTCGCAGGGAAAGCCTACGAAAGAATCGCAAGCGGTAAGTAAAGGAACGAGGGCAGAATAATGCCCTCCCGCCTTTTAACTTGCTGATTCTGTTAGCAGGTTAAACGGCGAGAGCCGAGACGGAAGGCAAGCCGAATCTTGCCAAATTGAAAGGAAAATACAATGAAAACAAGAACGCAAGAGATTGAACTTGAATACAAAGAGGTTTCTCAAAGTGAATTTATGAGATATGATGATATCACGAAATATAAAGGGAAATATGCCGAAACACCTGATGGTAAAAAATACTATGATGTTGGAAAAGCAGATTATCCATCAAAGAAAAACGAAATAGGATTGTATGGATACCCAGAGTATGGTTCTAGTATCTTTCTTCCGAGAGGAACGAAATTCTTTGTTAGAATTGAACACTAGTTGATGGGGGGCGAAAGCCCCCACCACAAAAACAAAAAAAATAATCTTGAAAGGAACAAAAAAAATGTTTGACGAAAGAGCAGAGAGAATAAAATACTTGGAAAGCAAAGGAATAACAAAGGCAGAGGACTTACAAAAGTATTATGTCCAACGAATAAAGCACTTGCTTTGGCAATACGAGTATCAAGGTATTAGGTTTAGCGAGTTTATGTTATATGTGTCTGGAAATTGGCAGAATTGGTATGAAAGCGACAAAAAATTGCTTTGCGAAGTTAGAAAAAATAAAAAACTTACAGAAAATGAAGGGGGCAAAAATGAAAACGCTTTTTAACCTCACACTTTGCTTACTCTTTGCTTGTCTTTTTGTCTTGTATGCTATCACACCGGACAAAAAGCCGAATGGCGAGTATTACACAATAAAAGAAATCATTATTGGCGCAGATTTTGAGAAATGAAAGGAAAATAAAATGAAAAAGTTTAGAATTGAATTGATTGTTGATTTAAGACAATACGCATATTATGAGGTTGAGGCGAAAAGCCGGAAACATCTTGACAAATTACTTGAAACAAATTGTGTTGAGGACATCGGCCGGTGTGTTGACGAAACAACGCCAGACGAATACAACGAGGAAATTGGCACTATTGAGGAAGTAAAATAAACTATTGACAGGCAAAACGAATCGTCTTACACTAAACAATGAATGGCGATTCGTGCCAACGAAATGAAAGGGAAAACGAAAATGATAGTAAAGGAAACAAACTCCCAACTTGTCAAGCAGATACTTGAACTTTGCGAGGCGTATGATATGCCGGCAGAGATTGTTGCGCTTGTCAAAAATAAATGTTGGAAACTAACTAAAAACGAATATGAAAGTGAAGGTAATGATGAGCAAATACAAACAAGCAACATTTCAACCAACAATTAGACCATCTTGGGCGGGCACACTCCCCTACATTGACGACAAAGAAAAAGCGGACATCCTACTTGCCATAATAAACTTTCCAAACGAAACGGACATTGACAGCGTGTTTTGGAAACAGACAATAAAGCCCGACCTTCAACTCCAGTATGAAAAGTTTTTATCTACTTGCCAAGCAAGAAGCCAAGTTGCTAGAACCTACTGGGGAGAACAAAAGGATAACAATTGTATAACAATTGATAACCAATTGGATAACAATTGTATAACAAAAGTAAGCAAGACTAAAGATAAAGATAAGAATAAGAATAAGAATCAAGATAAGGATAAAGATAAAGAAAAAGATAATACAGAAAAAGAAAGTTATGGCAATATAGAGAAGACTTCCACCTATAACTTCTTGAAGGCTTTCGGCACCGTTGGTAGTGCCTACAAGGATGAGATTTTAATTGACGACAATTTTAACCTATTCCAACTTGAGCATCCGCAGACTAAACAGATGATTGAGTTGTATGGAGATGGGCTTGCCTACGATATTCAGAAATGGATTCGGAGAAAGTTTTATGGCAAACGAATCGGCAAGCGTTTTATCATTGAGCAGTTTGCCAAGTTTTATGAAAGGAACAAAAAATGAGAGATAAGAT